TGGTATTTGTCGGCGTACAGCTGATATTTTGGTCGGTTTATTTATACAGGAGCAATAAGTAGATGGGAATTATTAAAACAGCCATGGGATTAAGGGGTGAGCGGCGTGTGAGCGGTGTCGACCCTGCTTTTCAAAGATTATCGATGTTTGACCATTACCGAGCCAGCAGTTATGCGACGGCTTATCCTAATATTCGCACGATTGCCAACAAATACATGACGGTGCGGCCGTTTGCTATTGACGGCAATGGCAAGCAGGTGCCACACGAAGTCATTAACGCGTTGTATCACCCTAACAAATCTGACAGCTCTGTAGCGTTTGCCGAGAAGATAGCCGTATCGACGCTATCGCTACGCAAGACATATATTTTGGTATGGAGCAACTATGGCGGAGTAGCAAAGCCTGGCGGTGATTTTATGGGGCAGGGCGGCAAGAATATTGCTGGTTTCACGTTCTTGGAGTTTCCGCGAGTTGAACGAGTTGGCGACAAGACAACATACACAGTCGGCACACAGACGTTTACTGAAGATGAAGTGCTGGTATTGCCTGGTGGTGTCGATCCAAACGACCTGTACGCTGGGTATTCGCCGTCTGAAGCCTCACGCCGGTGGGCGACACTTGACGACTACATTGCTGACTTTCAAGCTGGCTTTTTCGAGAACGGAGCAGTGCCAGCTGGTCAGTTCATTATTACCGCACCAACACGGCAATCATTCCAAGAGAGCGTGGCGATGTTGCAAGACGCTCATCGCGGAGCTGGCAGCAATAACAACGTCACCTACACACACCGACCGGTTGACTCTAAGACCGGCAAGCCATCGACTACCGCGGCTGTTGAGTGGGTGCCGTTCTCTCAACCAAACAAAGATATTGACTTCGAGAACTTATTTAAGCAGGTTGATAGGCGGATTGACACGTCATTTGGCGTATCGGCAATCATGAAAGGCATTGACGACACAGCTACGTACGCTAACGCTCAAGTGTCAAAGCAGGTGTTTGCTGAGAATGTCGTTGATCCGCTACTACTACGCAACTACACACAGCTGACGCACGAGCTGAACCGAATCACTGGTGGCATGGGCATAGCCATTACTTACGAATTCGCTATTCCGCAAGTTGTTGACGAGGTCAAAGTGCAGGCTGAGGCTGATGATATTCGGGTTAACACTATGTTAAAACTGGAGGCGGCAGGCTATAGCACCGAGAGTATCATTGATGCGTTGAAACTGCCGAACAACTTTAAGCTGTTGCGTAAGGGCGGCTACAATCCACCAGAGATTGAGAACGATAAGCCAGATGTTGATGAGGGCGATGAAGTGGCAGACGCACCTGATCGCCGCAAGGTTGGCGACACAGGGGCCTGGGGAGAAGCGAACGGCACCAGCCCAAAAGCAACAGCCGACAAGCAGCCGCAGACACTCGATGACTTTGAGCAGCTGATTTACGACGCAACGACTGAGTTTATGCAGAAACAGGTTGACCGAGCCATTGCTGAATCGCGCCAGACGGCCGAAAACAGCACTGAAGAGGACGACGAGCAAAGCGAATTTGCCGAGGCACTACTACTGATCATCGTAGCATTGATGATAGTCCAAGGTGCGATTTATTTTGAGGACGGTAAGCAGTTGCTAATAGATAACGGCGTGTCCACGGCCGAGCTAACAGGCTTTGTGGTGGCAGCATCAACACAGGAGGTATACCGAGCATATCTACTAAATGTGGCTCGCTCATACGCTGACGATACGGCCGCCTCAATCCGCCGAGTGCTTGACCATGCGGCATCGCACGGCTGGGCGCAATCTGAGCTAGAGGAGAAGCTACGTGGCATTATGAAGACCGACGAATGGCGAGTGCAGCGAATGGCTCGCACTGAGATATCACGGGCCGATGCACTGTCGAGTGTCGAAGCCATGAAACAGGTGCAAAACCAAACAGGAACGCTGATCGAAAAAGCTATGGAGAGTGAGACCGGCAAGCCGTGTGAGTTTTGCGCCACACTAATCGATAAGTGGGTGGCAGTTGATGAGCCAATCTTAAATCTAAATGAGGCGATCATTGGCAGGGACGGCGGCATATTCATCAACAATTTTGCGCAGAATGACGGCTACGACGTACACCCGAACGGCCATTGCCACCCGAAGTACCGTGTTGTCAAGGCGTATTTGAATGCTGAGCGGCGAATCATTGACGATGAGATGGCTGATTTAGATTTGCGGTGCGAGGAGTGCGGCCGCTACCTGAACATCAAGGGTGTGACGCAGATGATCGCACAGGTGCGTTGTAGTAACGCGAAGTGTAAACATGTCAACAATATCAAGATTGTGAACGCCACTTCGACAGACAACCAGGTGCGTTATGAGTTCGATAAATCGTAATCTGTAGTCTTATAAATAAGACGAGAGCAAGACGCTCAAATTGGACGGGCAAGCAGGAGTCGAAAGCAAACTTTAACAAGGAAATAAAGCATGAAGTTCTGGAAGTGGAGCAATTCCGTTTCATCGAATAATCAAGAGCTTATACTTGACGGGCCTATCGCGAGCGATACCTGGTGGGGCGACGAAGTCACACCTGACCTATTTCGCGAAGAACTCAAGCAACATGCGGGCGATTTGACAGTTGTCATTAACAGCCCGGGTGGCGATGTGTTTGCAGGCTTGGCAATCTATAACGCGCTTGTGAATCATAACGGAAATGTCACTGTCAGAGTTGATGGTTTAGCGGCGTCGATTGCATCAGTAATTGCGATGGCGGGTGACAAGATTATCATGTCGCCAGGCTCAATGATCATGATTCACCGTCCGTCTGTTTGCGCGATGGGCACGGTTGATGACATGGAGAAAGCCAAAGATGTGCTGACGAAAATCGAGGAGGGTATCACGCCTATCTACGCCAAACGCACAGGGCTTGACGAGGATAAAATCGCTGAGCTGCTGGAGGCAGAAACGTGGATGCTTGCCGATAAGGCTGTCGAGCTTGGTTTTGCCGATGAGGTGTCTGAAGCACCAGAGAAGCAGAAGCAAGACGAGGGCGTGCAAAATGCAATGGGTATGAACTTTGCGTTTAGCATGTCGGCCGTAAAGCAGGCAGATGCCAAGCCAATGCAGAGCCTGGTTGAACAAATCAAGGCGAAAGCAGAGGCTGAAGCAGCTAAGGCGGCAGAGCCGACCGAAAATGCACCTGAACCTGAAACGAAGACTGACGAAACAGCGGTACCGGAAGCCGCGCCAGAGGCTGAGCCTACTGACGAAACTGAGCAATCAGCACCGGATGAACCAACTGATAACAATCCTAAGGAGGATACGGAAATGGATCCGAAAGACATTGCAAAGATGCAAATTAAAGAACCAGCTGATCCAGCAGCTGTCGACAAAGGTAGTGTCGTAAATTACCTGGACACACCAAAGGCACTAGAGGACTTTGCTGACGTGTTGGTAGCACAGGCAGGTGCTGGTGCGGCCGCTGTTCGCGAAGCGTGGATGGACAAGCTTGAGGCTAACGGTGTACAGATGGCTGTCACTGGTGCCGACAAACTATTCCCAGCACCAGTTGTTGAGGCAGTTGAGAGTGCGTTTAAGGCTGGCGGACCAATTTGGAACCTAGTCGATAAAACTGGACTTGACGCCTACAACACCGCTTGGGACACCAACACTGACGGTGCATTGGGACACCAGGCTGGTAAAGACAAGAAAGAGGCTACGATTGCTATCGAAAACCGTGTGCTTGAAGGTCAGTACATCTACAAGTACCTGACCCTGGATAAAGAAACTATCCGCAAGAATAAGAGCACTGGCTCACTGTTGCGCTACGTATTACAAGAATTGCCAAAGCGAATTATCGCAAGTATCGAGCGTGCGATTGTTATCGGCGACGGCTTAGCGGACAGCAGTGACGACAAGATCAAGTCATTTGTATCTGTCAAAGCTGATGCCAAGGCTGGCAACGTGTTTGCTAAAACCTATACGCCAAAAACAGGAGAAAGTCGCCGTACTGCTATCTTGAATGCACGCGACCTAATCGAGGCTGAGGGCGACGTTTACATCATCGCAAAGCGTGGCTATCTCACCGCCCTGAAAGATGAGCGAGGTACTGACAAGCATATGCTGTACACTCCAGGCGTTAACATCTTGGAAGACTTGGAGCTTGCTGGCAAGTTTACGCCACAGTGGTTCAACGACACCAACGACGCCGAGAACGATGCATACTTGGTTGTATTTGACAAATACAAGGTGGTTGGTGATCAGTCAATTGAGAGCTACACCAACTTTGCGTTGAAGCAAAATAAGCACGAATACTTGCAGGAAATCTTCGCAGGTGGTGGCTTGAGTGGCATCGCAGCAGCAGTGGCTATTAAACACGTAGCCTAACAGAGAGGGGCGTAAGAGATGGCAGCACTGGTAACTAAAGAAGATATCGAGGGCGTACTTTTACGCCCCCTTTCTGATACCGAAAATACTTATTTTGAGCGGCTATTGCAGCAGGTGACAGAGACGCTGGAAACGCTGCTGGATGTCAAAATGCAGGGCGAGGCAAATACGCCGCGTCGGTATGAGGCAGCCTGCGGTTCACGTTTTCTAATTGTCGATCCGTTCACCAGCTTACTGCCAGAGGTAAACACCGAGAGCGGTAAGCCGCTGGTGGTCAAGTGTGTAAGTCAATCTGACGAACTGAACGCCAGCTGGTTCAACATCATTGAGATGGCTGAGCCGCTGGAGGCAGGGCGGTATGTTGTCAAGGCGGCGTGGGGATATGGCGAGCCGTTGCCATACGGCTTGAAAATCCTCATCGCAAGGCTATTTGACACGCTGTCAATAGCTAATCAAGGTAGTTTTTACAACAACGTAAAATCTGAGACGGTGTTGAGTCATTCAGTGACGTACGACAATACCAAGCAAGTTATTGATCAGTTCGCTGAGGCGAATGTTGATTTATTGGCGAAGTTCGTACGCCCCGCTGAAGTTTGTGTCGTGTCTGGCGATATTTTTGGCGCACCACTGAGCCAGCGTGGAGTTCATCGCTATGATATTCCGCGATAACGTCACCTTGGTTGCACCCGTAGACGGCGTATACCGCCAGACGGGAGGCCAGCGGCACAATGTGAAGTGTGTCATCGAGCAGACAAGTGGTTTGACTCGTGGCGGCAGCTACGACGCTATGACAGGCGATGCCAGAGCGTACCTGGACGTCCAAGACAGCTGGTTGTCATCAACTGGCTACTCGATCGAGGGATATTTTGCCGAGGTGACACTGTTTGGCGTCAAGCGGGTGTACCGCGTTGCTAACGTAGCAGTTGGTAGAGCAGTTATCACTAGCGGCGGCACAGTGCAGCACGTTGAAATTGAGCTGGCAAGGCTCGATAGAGAGGTGTAATCATGCCGGTGATCGACAATACGGTGGCTGTCAAACGATTCTTTCAGAGTCAGGCGGCAACAGGACTAAACGCTATGGCAAATCACACGCTGATGGTTGCCAACCTTACTGCGCCATTCAAGCGTAGGGGGTCGCTCAAGTCTCGTAACGTCGAGGTGCGGCGAATCGGCAGAGACGCTATCAGATTGACATGGAAGCCAGTTTAT